AACGAACGACGAACATGCCCGTCAATTTTGGCGAAGCTGTGGCCAATCGTGATGCCGCCCACATTTTCCAGGGCACAGCCCCTATTCGTCGGAGCGCTCAGTGTCGTCGCCATAGGCCGCCCGGGCAAGGTCGGATCGCCGCGCCACCGTCTGCCGGTGCTCGGGATGGGCCCGATCGAGCAGCGCCGCCCGAAATTCGGGATCGGCCTCGAGCGCCGACAATTGGGCCCGGGCCTCCGAGGATGATCGCCCGATGCGGGCCTCCTTGCCCCCGACGAACTCGGCCTCCCCCATCAGGCCACCCAGTTTCGCGAACGCCCGCACCATGTCGGGGTGATCGCCCAGATACTGCCCGTTCGTGAGCCGGAGCTGGCGCACATCGTCCACACGTTCGCCGAACGCGGCCGCGAAGGCGCGGTTGGCCATGTCGACCTGTGCGTCGAAGCTCTCGCCCCATTCACGTCGCAAACCCGTCTCCGCCGCATCGAGAGCGCGGCCCTGCGCGGCGTTTGCATCCTGCCAGGACGTATTCTGAAGCTCGATATAGCCCTCGAGCAGGGCGCGCGCCTGGCCGTCGTTTAGTCCCGACGCGTGCATCCGGGCCAGCATCTGCTTCTCAAAGTCGTCGTCCCAGGGCAGGCCGTCGGGCCGTTCCAGCCCATCCAGATCATATGCATCCGGGCTCTCGGGCCGGCCGAGGGCGTCATAGAAGCGCGCATGCTCTGCATCATCCGCATCGGCCGCCGGCGGGACGACCCCCTTGCGGCCGATCAGTTTCTGCAAATTCACATGCTCGCGCGCCAGCGCCTCCAGATCGTCGAACCGTTCGAGCACCGGATGGTCGCGATACTCCTCGGGCAGTCCCGTACGCCAGCCCTCATCCGCCTCGGCAGCGATCACGGGCGTCGAAGCATCGATTTGAGTCTCAGTCATGGTCATCGTCATTCTCCTGTCCAGATTGAATTTCGCTCAACATCGGGTCATCACCGGCCCGCGCCAGCGACGCGATGCGCCGGAACACCCGCTGCATCCCCATCGCGAAGACGGCCTCATTGGCGTCGGCCGTGGGCGCGGCATACATGCAGAAACGGTTGAGATCGCGCAGCACCCGCCGGCCCTCAGGGCTCGAGAACACACCCCGATAGTCGCGTTTCAGCCGCCACAATTTGTCGATCATTCGCTGCATCGCGACGCTCCTGATTGTCAAATTGGGGAAACCCGAGCGGGCTAACGCAGGCCGCCCAGCAGGGTGGCGCCCGCCTCGAAAAGGCCCGCACGGCGCACGGCAGCGCCGCGGCGCCGGAACGCCTGGGCGCGGGTCAATTGATTGAGCGCGGTTAGATTTCCGGCATCGGCGCGCCGCAGTGCGTCGAACTCCGCCTCGGCTGAGATCTGGCCCTGCAGATCGAGGGGCGTGCCCGCCGCATCCGCGCCGGCATGGGCCAGGCGCGCGCGCTGGGTCGCCTGCCGTGCCGAACCGCGCCGGCGCGCCTCGTTTGCGTTCGTCTCACCCCGTTGCGCCGCAATGGCGGCATCGCGCTCGGCGTTGCTTGCGGAAGTCTCCTGACCCGCCTCGACGGCGCGTCCGTCTTCGACCGCGCGCAACGCCGAGAGCGCGGCGGTCGCGAAAATCAGTTCTGGTCCACTCATATCGTCCTCCCATACATCCAGTAATCGCCCGATCCGCCGGGCCCGTAATTCACCAGCAGCCCCTCGAGTTCGAATCCGAGAAACGACAGCCAGCGCGCACCGGCCCCATGCCCGTCACGCACGGTTGCCTGGACCCGCCGCAGATCCTGCGCTGCCGCGATCCGGTCAAGCGCCCGCGCGGTCCCGCGGGTCAAAGACGTCGGCTGTGCCAGAAGCCGGTCGGAGAATATCGCCCAGGCCTGGCCCACGCCGGGCCAGAGCGTCACCACGCCGGCGCAGCCCAGAACATCCACGCCATCAACCGCAGTGAACGCGGCGTCACACTGCACCAGCGCATCCGTGTCCAGGGCTTTGATGTAGGCGGTGAAATCAGACTGCGCGCATTGCGGCGCGACCGCGCGCAGGTGCGCCGGCTCGAACGGGATGATCTGCATGGGTCTTACCTCGAGGCGAGATTTACACGTGGCGAGAGGGACAGGATGGTCATCGGCAGCGGCGCGTCCTGCCGCAGCGCGACCACGCCTTCGACGTCATAGCCGGCGGGAAAACTGACGATCTTGATGCCCGAATAGGGCGGGCCGCCACTGTCGAAAGGCACCCGGTCCAGCGTGGCAAAATCGGGGCCCGTCTTGGCACCGCTGGTGCGGTGGAACCGCACCACGACGTCGCCGATGCGCTTGGTCTTGCCCTCACCGGACCCATCCGGCGTCCTGGCCGCGATCGGCAACGTCACCACATCGGTCATATAGCCGAACCCGGCATGAACCCGGCTCGCCGGGCTGCTCAGGGTGATCGCGCCAGCGCTCGGCGTTTTCGTCCCGAGATGCACACCGTCGGCAACGACATCCACGGCCACGCCATCCAGATGATCAGCACCGGTGATCGCGGTGACGGCCTTGCGCACCACACCGCCGGACGCATAGGCCGCAAACCCCGATCCATCCACGCCCTGAAGGATGAAACTGTCGGTGGTCGCACCGGCGACGGTGTAGCGGTAGCCGTTCAGCGCGGTCATGCCGATCACGTCGCACACATCGATCAGGTCGCCATTCGACAGACCATGCCCCGGGACTGTGAGGGCGACCGGGTTCGCCTGGGTTGCACCCGTGACGGCCCTGGGGTCGTCATAGGACAGGCCGCAATCCACGAAATAGGCGTCGGCGATGTCATCATCGCCGTTCCCATCGAAATCCCGCGCCATGAACTCGATGCAGCGGACATCCACGCCATCGATCGTCCGCGCCACCACGCCCCAGACCTGGTCATGGGTCTGGTCCGGCGCCGGGATGGTCGCCACCGATTCCCAGCGCGCCGTGCCACCCTGAAAACCGCCGCCGAGCGTATGGCGCTGCCAGCCGATCACCTCATGCTCACGGTTGTAGGTCATCCCCAGCAGGGTGCCGTCGGCCCGGCACATCACCACCAGCCCATGGGGCTCCTGGGCGAAATCCATCTGCACCACGCCACCGGCCGTGATGTGTTCCGACAGGATGGAGAGATCCGGTGCCGCGAAATTGTCCCGCTCGAATAGGTAGGCGAGTTCGCGCAACTTGCGCGCGCTCGGCGACAGATAGAGCGTCACATCGCCCGCCGTCACCGGCTGGATGTCGGCAGCGCCATATGTGTTGGCCCGCTTGAACTGGATGTTCGTCGGGGTGAGCGGCTCGTCCAGCGAACTCGCCCGCACCGGCCAGGTGCCGCCTTGTGTGCCCAGCACCAGCGAGCGCTGGGACTGCAGCCAGAGAATCGCGTTGGCCTGGTCCGCGCCGATCCGGTAGTTGAGCGCGGCATCGTCCTCGACCGCACCGTCCGTGGTGGTCGGCGCCATGTTCTCGAAATCGCCCGACTTGGAGGCCCGGAACATCTGCGGGCTGTTCCGCTCACCGGCCCAGCAAAGGCGCTGCTCGTGAAAGCTCACGCAGGACGGGTATCCCGTCGCCAGATACTGCGAACCCGGCACCTGATCGACGGACGGGTTTGGATCGATCTCGCCCCACGCGCCCATGCGCCATCCGGTCTGGCCACTCGTCCCGCCGAAATCCGATTTGATGTCGACCGACACCTGCGTGGAGCTCAGAACTGCCACGATCACGCCCCAGCCCCATGTCGATGTGTGCTTGATACGAATGGACCGGCCCAGATCGGTCGATGCGAACAAATTCTCCTGGCAGGTGACCGTGATCGCCTTGCCGCTCTGTGCGGCCGGGGTCATCGTCTTCGTGCTGGTGTTTTCGTCCAGGTAGGGGCCGTCCGTGAAATACACCCGCTCCAGCGACCATTCGTCGTCGCCATAGCGCAGCAGCTTGTGTGGGGGGTAATCCGGGTGCGCAATGTAGAGCGTGTCCGCCGACTGGGCGATCTTGAGCCCGAACACATCGCCCGCAGCATAGGGTGTCGCCAGCTCAACGGGCGCACCGTCCACGACCGCAACATTGTCGATCTCCATGGTTTTGCCCAGCGCGTGGGCGAAGTGAATGTGAAAGTCATCCGCCGGCGGCCCCGACGAGGCGGGAAAGGCCACCACATGGTGCCCAACGCCCACATTGCGGATGAAGGCGAACCCGCCGAGGGCCCCGGTGCTGATACCGACCCTGTCGCCCGGGTCGCCGATCACGTCGAACGACACCAGCGCGTCATGGACCGAAGTGTTCGCAGCCGTGATCTGCTGGCTCGCCGCCGCGCTGTCCGCACCCGACCCCACCAGGCGCAACCGGCCGTTCGCGGCGTCGTGCGAAATCGACGCGCCGCCGGTCGAGTTGTTCGTCCAGCCGCCGATGTCCGACGTGAAGTCGCCGTTGGTCACCGATGCCCCGTTCATGTCGGGGCCGATGACCTGGCCTTCGTCTCTGTAGAACCGGACATAGAAGTCGCCGAATTCCAGGATGTAGGCCTGCGCCTGGTTGAACCGGAACGGCGCCAACCGCACCGGCGTCGCGGCATCCCTTGTCACGGCGACAAACCTTGTGCCCGGGCGACGCGCCACGCCGCCATGGGGCTGGATGATGGCATTGAGGAGCGTCCCCGCCCCGTTGTCGTAGCGCGCCAGGTCCCGGCGGCCATACAGGCGCGGGCTCAACTCCCCGGCGGTGAAATTGGTCTGGGCCGGCTGCAGCTCCACCATCAGATCCGCGCCTCGAGCCAGCCATCCGCCGCCAGCATCTGGGCTGTGCCCTCCTGTCCGTCGGCCGAGCGCGCGGCGCGCAGCGTGTTGTCATAGAGCCGCGCCATGGCGTTGTGCAGCGAGGTGGACTTGCCCAGCGGTTCGGCCAGTTCCATCGCGATCCGGGCAGCCAGCGCATCCAGGGAAAGTGCGTCCCACAGCCCATAGTCGCTCACGCGGCGCAGATACAGAATCCGGATCGGGCTCGCGAGGTCGGTCACGATTTGCCGCGCCTCGATCTTCCACGCCCCGGCGCCCTCGTCGGCCTCGCCCTCGACCGAGATCACCCGCAGGCAGAAATCGGGATCGCCCGGCAGGTCATAGGCATTGGCGAACCCCCACAGGGGCGGCGTCACATGGGCGGTGAGTTCGGCCCGCACCATGGCGAAATTCCACGGATGGGCGCGCAGCACCACGTCGCGCTGATCGGCGAAGATCGCGTTTGCGAGCCGCGCGGGTTTCACGTCGTCGGCAAGGGTCGTGATGGTCGCCTCGCCGAGCTTGATCAGCCCGGCGTTGACGATATCGACGTCGGTGGTCATGGGCAGTCTCCTGAACAGATACCTGCAAAAGAAAACGGGGCGCCCTCCGGATAAGGAGAGCGCCCCGCTGTCATGAAGGTTGGGACCCCCTAGTCCATGACGTAGGCGAGGTGTCCGTCGAGCACAGCGCCCGCCGGGATCGTCCCGTCATTGACCTGGGCGGTCACGACGACGCCGTCGAGGCTCTCGAACAGCTTCGTCTCGTCGCCGCCGAGCGTGCCGCCCGGTGCGAACGCGCCCGCCGAGGACGCCGCCACGCCGTCATCGAGGCCGTTCGGGTCGGCCGCGGTCTCGCCCGAGCCGTCGTCCGCCCGATGCGCGCCCCAGCCCAGATCGATCGTCCGGCTCGCGCCCAGCGCCGAATGCGCCATCCGCGACAGGGGCAGGATCACGCGTACTTTTCCCTTGGGCAAATTGACCAGCCGCGCGATCGAACCGGCGTCACCGGCCGCCGGCCCTTGCGTGAAGTTGAACCGCGCAAACCGCAGCCGCCCATGGGCCTCATGGGTCGGATTCTGGATCCGCGGCACGGCCTGCGTGTTGGCGTACTGGGTACTGTTTTCGGTCGTGATAGCCATCGGCCACCTCCGTTCTCAATAAGATTGGAAAAACCCCTTCGCATTCCCGACAAGACGCAACGCCGCGCTCGGCGGGTCTGGGCGAATGGCAAAGACAAACCCATTCCCGACAAGACCCAGCGCCACGCGCGGCGGATCCGGGCGAAGGGAAAAAAACTAGCTCTCGACGCAGTCGATCTGCACGACCTTCTCTTCCTGCATCCGGGTCGCCCCGATATCCATGGAAGCGTAGACCTGCGCCGCGTAGTTCTTGTTCGGCAGCGGGTCGATCTTGGCCGTGATGTCCTGTCCCAGGCCGAGCAGCACGCCCGACTTGGCCCAGGCGAAGCACGACCGGGTACTGCCGCTCTTCGGCAACAGCGTCCCGTCGGCGGCGTCTTCCAGGCGGATGAACCTGAAGCCGTAGAAGCCCTCGACTCCACCCGACACCAGCACCTTCTGGGTGTTGTAATCGACCGACTTGACCTCGTTCGTGTCCATGAACTCGTCCTCCTGGGCCGAGGTCCACGCCACATAGAGGTCGTCGCCGGGCATGATCGCGTTGTTCGCCTTGAACAGCTTCATCGCGCTGCGCAGCTTCGCCAACGTGAAGCCCGCACCGCCCGCCGCGAGCTTCTGGCCGGCCGGCAGGGTGACCGCGTTGGTTCCCGTCTCGCCGGTGTAGGCCGTGCCGAGTGCCGCCGTGGCGATCTCCCGGTCGATCGCCCGGTTGAGCGCCGCCGCGAAGGCCTGTGAATAGGCATTCGTCGGGTCGTTGAGGGTCCGGATCAGATCCGGCACATCGACCAGGTCGGCCACGCGGTAGGTCTTGGCGGCCACCGAGCGTCGCTTGTGGGGCGTCGACACATACTGGGTGTCGCCGTGGCGCTCGGTCGCCTCGGTCGCGGCGACGGCGCCCACCTGGTCGAAGAAGGCGCGCTTGGAACTGATCGCCTCCTCGCGCACGCTCGTGCGCATCTGGCTACTCATCTGCTGCACGAGCATCTCGATACCGCTCTTGTATTCCTGCCGGAAGGCAGTCGTGATCTCGACGGACATATCCGTCCTCCATCAGTGGTTGAAAGGGATGACTGACGAAGGGCTGCCCGCATCCCGAAGGACCACGGACCCGTCTCGCATTTTCACGCCCGCGTCGGGCGGCCCGGCTTTCGGGCAGGGCACCGGACCCGCGCGCGCGGCTTTAACCGGGCGGCGGGCTGGCCGGGGTTTTGGAAACTATTCTCACATCGTCATGGCCGGGGGCCGCCCTCGCGCTCTGCGCGTTGGCGTAGAAATGCCGTTCCGGGCATCTCCTGCACAGGCACCTCGACCGCCCGCAGCGCGCGCAGGGCGGCGACATCCACCGCACCACGCAATGCCTTGGCCGGCACGCCATTGGCCTCGGCGATCAGGCGCAGCCCGGCGTCGGGGTCAATCAAATCGGTCACCTGCGGGTCGATCGCCGCCATCGCCTCGGCCGCCTCCAGGGTGCGCAGCACCGCCTGGGCGTCGCCGGCCTTCTGGGCCCGGGCGAT